TACTTTTACAATCATGCTATGAATGATTGGGCATATACGCATTGGTCATGGGCTGATATCATGTGCGAGAGCAAGGCTAAAAATCTTGCTAGTTTCAAACTTTACGATACATACAAGACATATGATAAAGAATATAGTACAGGCAATTAGATCGGATCAAGCAGGCGAGACAGGCGCAGTATGGATCTATAAGGCCATGAACCTTGTAAACAATGATCCAAAAATGAAAAAATTAATTGATGAGCATCTTGATCAGGAATCACAACATCTTGATATAGTCAATGGCTTGTTACAAGATGATGATAAAACTAAACTGTTGCCATTATGGGCAGCAGCAGGATTTGTCACTGGATTTGTTCCCGCTGTCATGGGCAATAATTGGATGCTACATACTATAGCAGCAGTTGAAACATTTGTTGATAAACACTATGCCGATCAAGTAAAATATCTGAATGTTTACAATCCAAACATCAATAGGATTAATGTTAAAGATAGGAATACATTAAAAGAAATATTAGAAAAATTGCGTAATGATGAATTAAAACATAAAAAGGATGCATTAGATGACGCGCAAACTGAGCCCAGCGCAGCACTTAAACTTTGGTGTAACTTAGTAGCGTTTGGCTCAGAAAATGCTGTTAAGTTAGCCAGTAAATTTTAATAGCATCTTATATTAAAGTAAATATACAACAGGAACTTGTTCTATGAATTTAGTAAAACTTTACTGGCGCTATTTGCCTGACTTTGATTGGAGTCATATTCTTTTAAGAATACCATTAGCTATTGTTTTTATACAACAAGGCCGTAGCAAAATGCCCTTTGATCCCCAAGGTGGTATGGGTCTGGGCATAGGTGAACTAACTTGGTGGTTTGTAGTATATGGCGAACTATTAAGTGGTATAGGTTTATTGGTGGGCGGTGTTATGGCATTGCAAGGTATTAGAAGAATACCTTATGTAGCAGAACTTGGCGATATACTAACACGTTTCTGTGGCATTACTATGTGTTGTATTGTCACAGGTGTTATATGGGTAGTAATTAAGCCTGCAGATTTGACTGCGGTATTAAATGATGCGTTTCACTTATTTCTATGGGTAGGCGGATTGTATTTTGGTCTACGTGGTAACTGGGTAGTTGCTAGCAGAAAAAAACTAAGGTATAAAAATCAGTGAACATAATTGATAAAATTAAAAACGTTTTAGGATTAGGCACTAAAAAAAATCAAACAGAACCTGCATCTAAGACTAAAAAAAAGTTAAGTCCTAAAGAAGAGGCAACTGCTAAAGGCGAGCCTTATGTTTGTGTGCTGAAAATTAATATTGATCCTGTAGATATCAACAATGGTGCCTTTGAATTAGATTGGAACGATAAGTTCCTTACTAACCTTATCAAGCAAGGTTATAAAATGGATGCTAAGGATACTGACAACGATATTGTAGATCGTTGGTTTCAAACTGTATGCCGTAATATAGCGTTGGAAGTTTACGAACAACAAATGGCTGATCCGGAAAACCGTAATAATGACTTACGTGTTGTTCGTCAACGAGATATAGGCAACGGTAGAACAGAGGTAAGTTGATGATACATTGGCCAATCTTACCTAAAAATAAAAAATATTCAAGAATTTACGAACAACTAGTATATAAGGCTCTCCAAAGAAATTTAGAAGTTTTCAAGCGTAATACTCCCTATGAGTATTATGAAGTACATCATATTATACCGAGAAGCTTTGGCGGGACAAATCAAAAATCAAATTTGCTAAAATTTACAGCACGAGAACATTATGTAGCACATCTTCTGTTATGGAAAATGAATTTTGGTGGCGAATATAATAGTAAAATGTCAAAAGCATTATTTTACATGGCTTCCGCCGGTAAAAAAAATAATAAATTCAAGGTAAATTCTAGAACCTATGAAAAGTTGAGAGTGGAACATAACACCCGAAACACCAATCTTTTTACTGGTTTGAAGAATCCTGCTAAAAGACCAGAAGTAAGGCAAAAAATAAGCAAATCAATCAAAGAAAAATACAAAAAGGATAAGGAAAGTCAGACAGGGCTTTACGCCCCTGAATTACTCAAAAAAAGATCAATCATAAACACAGGTAAAAAAAATGCAAGAGCAATAATATTTACTTTTACTAATATAGATGGAATAAGTTTTGAAGTTCACGGAGAACTAAAGGCTTTTATAAAACAACACAATCTTAGATCCGATTGGGTTTATGATTATCTAAAGGGAAAAACTACGGAGAAATTAGGTGGATGGTCAGTTTCATCTAATAAAGAAATACGTTGCTGCATAAATGATGGTATAAACCAAAAATTTGTAAGGATTTCTGAGCTGAATATTTTTCTTAACAAAGGATGGATTTTAGGACCTAAACCGAATCAACGTATAAGAAAACTGCGAACAAAAGAAGAATTGAACATTGCTAATCAAAAACGAAAAGAAACTTTATTAAAACAAAGAAATGCAGGTATTTTTATATCTCTAAAAGGGAAAAAAAGACCTCCGGAAGTCGTCAAGAAAGGTGCAGAAAAAAGGAAGGGCAAACCTAACAAGATGAAAGGTAAAAAACTAAATTTATCCGACGACCAGCGGAAAAAACGCAGCGAGAGAGCAAAACTCTTACCTAAATTATATGGTGCTGCTAATCCAAATTTTGGAAAAAAACATTCAGAAGAAGTAAAAAAACTAATGAGTGAAAGAAGGAAGCTTACTTGGTTACTAAAAGGGAAATAATACCCAAATTTGTTTGACTTTCGCAAAGACCTAGTATAATATACGTATATTATTCTTGTAAATAGGTGTGCTTGTGAAATACGCTCTTATTGATACAGCCAACATGTTTTTTCGCGCCCGACACATCGCTAGTCGCAATAGCGACACTTGGGAAAAAATTGGTATGGCATTACACTTAAGTCTATCAAGTGTTAATCAATGTGTACGCAAATTTAATATTGATCACGTTGTGTTTTGTCTTGAGGGTCGTAGTTGGCGTAAGGATGTATATCCACAATACAAAGCACATCGTAAAGTCGCTGAATCGGCAATGACTGAAGCCGAGGCTGAAGAAAATAAAATGTTTTGGGAAACGTATGATATGTTTACTACATATCTGCGTGAGAAAACTAACTGCTCTGTATTGCGCCATGAACGGGCTGAGGCAGATGACCTTATCGCAAGATTCATACATCTGCATCCCAACGACGAACATTATATCATTAGCAGCGATACAGATTATGTTCAATTGATTAGTAATAACGTCAAACAATATAACGGTGTTAGTAATCAATTGATTACTCTTGAAGGTTATTTTGATGACAAGAATAAGCCCGTCAAGGACAAGAAAACTGGGGAACACAAGACTCTGGGTGACCCACAGTTTCACTTGTTTGAGAAGATTATGCGCGGTGATGCAGGTGATAATGTATTCAGCGCATACCCCGGTGTACGTACTAAGGGCAATAAAAACAAGGTCGGCTTAACCGAAGCCTATGCTGATCGATATAAGCAAGGCTTTAGTTGGAATAACATGATGCTACAACGTTGGGCAGATCCTGATGGTGTTGAATATCGTGTTAAGGACTTGTATGAGCGCAATAAACTTTTGATTGACTTGACAGCACAACCTGATGATGTTAAGCAGAAGGTTGATGATACTATACGTAATGGTGTGCGTATCAAAACTACATCACAAGTTGGTATACACTTTATGAAGTTTTGTGGTAAGTACGAACTTAACAAGGTTAGTGAGCAGGCAGAGGCATATGCTAAGTGGTTAAATAATCCCTATGTTGGAAAATTATGTACAATATAAAGTCTGAAGCATATAAAAGTTTTTGTCCAGAAGATAAGGGATATAAATTTGTAAAGAATGGCGTAGAATATCCTCGGGCTGTTATTGATGTTTCAGAAAAGTGTCCTTATAGTTATAGAAAAATTGTCATGTTATGCCAAGCAAAGGGCTGGATAAAGCCTATAGCATATGTGCCAACATATGAATATATGTGGGAAGAATTACAGAGGTAAAATATGAATGAACTAGTTGCTAAGCCAATTATAAAAGATACATTTTGGGTCGTTACTGATGGAGATAAAAAAGTAGGAAACGTACAAGCCAATAGTGCTGGTTACGAAGTAATACTCAATGGTAGCATACATCAATACAATAATACTGACGATATTAAAAAGCAAACTAAAATTAAGTTTGTACATCTTAAATCTGATAATAGAAAAATTGAATATCCTTATCCTGAGTATCCAACACCTAAAACTACATATAATGATGTTTTTGATGTTAAGCGCAAACTACATTTATTTACTGAGGCACCCAAAAGTAAGTGTTTACATACAGCAGGTTGGTTTGTATTGACTATGACAGATGCTCCAGAAGTATTATTTTGCCCTAAATACATCTTTATACAGCGATATCCATATATGGGCCCCTTTAAAACTGAGGACGAAGCTAGGGCTGCTATAAATACTTGATGTTGTATATTAAAAAGTTTATTGATAAAGTATCACATATGGAGAGTAAACAAAATAAAGAACTTGTTATTTCCGCTGTTGATGCGCGTGGTGTTAGAGATGAACTCAGTAAGTTATTAAGTGATTTACATACACTTACTTCTGACAGTACAAAAACAGAAGAAGTGATACAAGTTGAAATAGTAGGTGGCAAATTTAAATGAGTAGAAACCAACCAAAAGTAATACTTGAAAACGTAGAGAAGGATACGTACAAAACAGTACAAATTGTTGAGGCGTCAGGTATTTGGGCTGTGTTTTATGATAATCAACCTATTAATTTAAAAAGCAGTCACTATCTTGCTAATGAAACAACACCGAAGTATAAGAAAACTAGTTTCAGTAACCCAGGACATGCAAGGAATTTATGTCGTAAATTAAATGCACAATTTCATACAAACAAGTTTACAGTTATTTTTATGAATAGTGGTCGTCAAGTTTATCCTGATGAGTAAAAAACAAAAAATAACAAATATTATATTAAATAATCTGCCAAATAGTAGCACATTCAAAAACATTCCAGCAGAAAAAACACTTATGCGTTGGTGGGTCACAGGACGCACTAGCAATAATCTACGTTTGACAGAAGAAGGCAAACTAGCGTTTGACCAAGCAGAAATAGAATTTTTTGATTTTCCATTATTTACTGAAAAACAACTTAAAGATTTTAAGATAAACAAAAAAAACATTTTTGAAGGTAGTCAGTTTACAATAAAACTTAAAAAGGTAGACTGCCCCTTTTTTATAGGCATGAAAACTAGTAAAACCAAATCAGCATATATTCGGATATATGATAGTAAGATTGCTGTATTAGTAAGCCTATATGGAAGTTTTATCGAATATTTGGAGAGTAAGACATGAGCGAACAAAAGAAAAATC